TCTTAAACTTCTTGGCTTGTTGTTCTAGGCTCTCCCTCTTCTTGTCAACACTAACATCTTCTACACTTAATCCTACTCCAGGCAAAGAATCGACAACATCGTCTAGTATTTTCTTAACGGAAGCCTTCCCCTCTGCGGCAGGATGTAAAGGAACATTTTCTAGAGCCTTACCTTGATCTTTAAGCTGTTTACCCAAGTCAGTTGTTGGCTCTCTTTCTTTCTCTGTAGTAGTCTGCTTATTAACAGATGTATTGCCTTTTGCCTTGCCCTCTCCAGATGGATGTAAAGGGATAGACTCCTTATCTAAAATCTGCTGTTTAAGCTGTTTACCCAAGTCAGTTGTTGGCTCTTTTTCAGATGCTTCAGGAATTTGTATTTTGTTCAACTCTTCCTTGAGAACATTTCTCATCCTTCCAATATCTTCTTTTCCAGCGTTATCTCTAGCCTCAGATTCTTTGTTGACAACGTAATCTCTTAGCTGCTCTGGACTCATGTTTCCGATCTTAAGCCTCTCATCTTTCTTCATATTAACAAGCTCATGAGTAGGAATAAATTGCGATAAGTAATCTAACAACTTAGGATCATTACCACTATCAAACTGTTCTGGTATAGATGTTACTTGCTTAGCAGATTCTTGCTTAGTTTCAACTGGTGCAACTTCTTCCTCAAACGTAGACTCTCCTCCAGCTTGTTTCTCTTGATATTGCATAGATAGCTTAACGATATTCTCTGTATACTTATCTCTCTTAGCCTTATTCTCTTTAGCTTGGTCTGCAGCATACTTAGCCTCAACCCCAGCCCTAGGACCAGTAAGTAATAGCATAGGAAGAGCAGAATCTTTGACAGCTCCCCATCCTGCGTTCATGATTGTTCCAAAGATATCCCCAGTAGTCTTATTAGTTCTCTTAGCAATCTTGTCTGAGATTTCTTTTGATGATTCTATGATAATCTGCTGAATACCTTCTTCTCCAACCTCTTGCGCCCAATTAGCTCCGTATCTCTTAGCAACTGTTGCTACAGCCTTCCTAATGCTTGTAACAAATAACTTCTTTGTAGCTTCTTTTCCACCAGGGAATAATCTTGATACCTGCGAGAACTCAACTGCTCCGTATAAACTTCCAGCAATATGAGAGACGGGAACAGCAATATTATCTTTAATTCCAACATCCTTAAGTTCAGAATATATCTGTCCAGTTCCTTGCTTATACCAATAAACCATACTACCTGCTGTTGATCCTGCAGCATAAGCTGCGGGTACTGTAATAAGTTCCTCTGGTGTTGCTACCTGCGGACCAAGTTGACCAGAAATAGCTGCTCCTGCTCCTAATGTCATACCAAGCTTTGACCCCTCAACCATACCTTTTCCCATAGCTGGTATCATATTAGCTACAGAATAGATAGCGTTTGTGAATATATTTCCCTCTATATGGATTTCTGACAACTCTTTATAAAAAGCATCTTTATACGGCTTAACTTGTGTATCGTAATCCAGCTCTCCTGTAGATGCTCCGTAAGACATAATGTCTATTTTAGAAGAAGTATTTCCTCTTATAAATGATTCTTTAACATTCCCGAAGAAGGATAGATTAGAAGCGTTCTTTGTAAGCTCTTCTCCAACCTTCTTATCTTGCTCTACCTCTTTAATAACTTGATTGGCCTCTGGTGATATGTTCTTTAGTTCTGGGATTGCTCGATCAATAGCGTCCACGACAGCATATTTGTATTGGACTCCTTCTTCCTTAGACGCTTTCTGAAGAATCTGATCAGCAGTTTGGGCAGCTTCTTTTGACTCAACTCCAGACTTTAATAAGTATTGATAAACACCTTTATTAACTGAATCTGGAGTCATGTCTTGCGTAAGCCCAACAACTAAGTCTGTCTCTTTGTCGTTAGAAGACATCTCTCTAGCCTGTGCATTCTCAATAGCTGCTAAAGCTGCATCTTTTGAAGGGACTCCAGAATTAACTGCTCTCATGTAATCTTTAGAAAGATCACCTCTAGCATCAAACCTAATACCAGTATCTTCAGAATACTTCACAAGCGTCTTAATATTATCTCTAACAGCTGTAGCAACAACCTTATCTTTCTGATCAGAAGCTCTCTTCATCGTCTGAAGTACAAGCTGAACATCATCAGGCTTCTTTATTGTCTTGTCTTCAAGAATATTCTTTATAGCAACAGCTCTTGCCTTATCATCCTTAATAAAAGTAATGCCCTCAATAAAAGGTAACAAAGCTTTCATGCTCTTTAAATCAGATGCTTTTACAATACTAATAGTCTCTGTCATTCCTTTTATAACAGCGTTTGCATCTGCAGGTCTCATAACTCCTGTTATGCCAAGATCAAGTATGTCATCTTTATCCATAGGCTGACCAGTAACAAGCTTATCAGCGAACTCAATAAGGATAGCATCTTGGCCAGCTTCTTTCTGATATTGTAAACTCTCAGTATAAGTCTTAGATGCAGAAGCTATCTTCTTCTTAATAGTATTCTTTGACTCGTCTGACAAATCTTTTATCTCATCAACAAAAGTGTTAGATGTTGCTCCAGTTGGATCAACTTGATAGACCAACTCAACAGCATTCTTGCTCACCCACTTATCAACAGCTTTTACCTGATTAGCTGCTATGATAGCATCGCCATCACCCTTAAGTTGTCCTTGAGTATCAATAGCGTCCTGAATATTCTTAATAAGTTCAACAGCTTGGACAGAGTTCGTAGCAACCTTAGAGTTTGTTTCAGCAACATAGTTGTCAGCAATACCAATCCTATTCTTCTCTAACTCAGACGCTGAATACTTAACAACAGCATTCTTCTCTGCCATAAAATTATTGTTATACGATTCTGTGAACTTAGCTGCAGTATTACTATCAGTAAAACTACCTATATATTTATTGTATATCTCAAAACCATTCTTATTAGTTGTTCCTGGAGCTTCAGTAGCATCTCCAAGCTTCCAATTCCTTGGACCAATAGGTCTATCTTTGAAAGAACCGTCTGGCTGTTCTATCTTTTCTATGTTAGTATTCCATTGTGCATTGTGGAAATCATTAGATGCTTGCTGAGAGTTATAAGCTAGTTGTTGCTCTTGATCCTCTTTGTATTTCTTATTAGCATATCCAGTTATCATCTCCCCAAGCTTACCAACAGTCTCAGCGTTCCTCTGGAAATTAGCTGCGTCAGTAATATCAGCAGATGTAGATTTATCTCCTATTGGTATAACAGGCATCGCTACATTGGGGACGTCTAAACCAACTTTATTCTCGTATCTAGGTACTTTCATTTATTTTCCTTTATGTGAATGCTGTATAGCCCAAAGATTTCATATTTACTGTATTACTAGGAGCCGCTGATGTATAGCCATTTAGCCAACCAGCAGTTCCTTGAGTAGATGTACTGCTTGCTGCTCCTGAAACTCCACCCATTGCAACACTAGCTGCCGTCATAATCAGAGTATTTGTAGCTTTATTCTTAGCGGAAGCTAACGCATTCCTTCCAGTTGCCCTAGAGTTACTTGCATTGACGTCTTGCGCCCACTTCTTATACTTAGCGTCTTCCATAGTATTCCATGAATTAATATCTGCGTTGTATCGAATAGCCATCTCATCCATTGATGCTCTGCTAAAAGTATCTGATGCTAAGTCTTGAGAAGTTACAGAGCTTAAATCAATCCCATTTGCAACCATAGCTGCACGCTGAGAAGCTGCAACTTGTGCTGCCTCTGTCTTCTGTTGTATACCCTTATACTTAGCAGAGTCCTGACCAAGCTCACTCTGTTTCTCTCCACGCTTGTATAATAGTCTTCCTTGCTCAGTCTGTTGATCGGCAACGCCCTCATAATACTTCTTCTGCGCAACACCTTCCTTATATTGTCCGTAAGCTTTCATCCCACCAGATACCGCTGTTACAACCATGACTCCTATAGTTATTGGATCACACATCTATTTACTCCTTTTAAAATAAAAATGATGGAAAGGCCTCTGTTCTATTCCATAAGGTTTAGGGTCTTCGATTGTAGCCCCTAACCATTTTAGCCAAGCGATAGATTCTTTATTCCTTGCATCAACATAATTCTCTAGATATGGATACCACTCCAACATATCTTTAATAAATAACCTGCTCTGTCTAACAAACTTAATTGGGATGCTCTTAATATAGTCACTAGATAGCATCCAGATATTTGCTCTATCACTGATAACATTATCTGTATACAATCCAAACATCATAAACGGTTGTCCATTCTCTGCTGTCCTACAATATATAGATGTGTCCATCCCATGCCTAAGAGCCTCTTCTGGTGAAACATGGTTACTTGCGAATACCTCGTCGACGTCTGTCTTCTTCAACCTGCTAGACAAGAACTCAATGTCTTCTTCGACAGAATCTCTTACTTTTATTTTACCATCATCATAATACATTAGTATGCCACCAACTCTGGTATTACCGCGCTAATAGTTACAGGAAGAGGATCAACCTGACGATAGAATATCCTTCCACCAGACTCATATCCTGCTCCCAATCCTTCTCGTACGTCTCCAGAAAATAACAATGGAGCAGTTCCTAAGCTTAATCGTTCAGGAGTAAATGCTTCATATAAAGTATCTTCATTCGGTCCTATCCAACCACCCCTGGAACTCAACAACCTAAAAGTAACATTAGCAATCTTGACTGGTCTTCCCTGCAATGTTCCTGTCTTAATTGGCATCTCAACATTGAGAGTCTCAAAATCAGAAGTATATGGAAGGCCAACGCTAATCTTAGAACAAGCTCTAGATATAGTAATCTCTCCGCTTGCTACAACTTGTTGTGGATATACTTCTCCATTACCTAAAATTGCTACCGTCTGTCCTTCAAGGTGACTAAGACCAGAAAAAGTAGAATAACACTTACGCACTTCTGCACCACTGACATAAGCTGTATAATCTGCTCCAACGATATCATCTCCAGTATCCTCTTCAGTTAGCTCAAAGGTCTTGGCAGCTTTATTTGCTACTTTATATCTGTTTCCGTTCAATTCTGTCATGCCAACAACACCTTCGATATCTATTAAGTCTCCGTCAGACAACCCATGATCTGCTGTTGTCGTGACAACAGGAGGAGTTGCTGCAGTTATCCCAGTTATATCTGTAATTGAATTATCATATTGTAGTCCACAGTCTACATAGTATTGGTCAGATGGATCTGTAGATGTCAACCTCTGTTCCATATATTCTACGAATATTCCACCGTCTCTATTAACAGTCATCCAAACCTCATCATATCCATCTTGAGGAATTACAGAAACAGACTCTATATCTCCTTCTGTTTCATGCCAAGACCAAGCAATAACATCTTGCTCTTCCATGTAAGTCAAAGACAGCATTATGCCATCGTCTCTAACAATCCAAACAATACTGTTTGGGTCTTGCTGATAGTCCATCTCTACAATGTTATAATTATTAAATAGATGTTCCGATAATATTCTTAAGTCAGAACCAGTATAAGAATCACTAGAATAGTCATAGCTATAGTTTCTGACGACAGTCCCATTAGCTTGAACATATATCATTTGGTTACCAATAATAGCAGGAGTAACGTCGCTTGTTCCTCTATAACTCTGAGGCCTTGCATAAACAGTAGAAGGAGTTAGCGTTGTTCTATCCGCTCCAATCTTCCACTCAGAACCAGTAGACATCGCTGCCAAGTCTCCAAGAGAGATTAGGTTGTTCACAGCATTAAGCTGTCTTGCTAATAGTTTTATATTTATAGCGTCTGTGGCTAGCAACGTAGAAGAAACGCCAAAGCTCTCATAGTTACCAGTTCTAGTCATCCATATATTCATTGGCTCATCTTCAGTCGCTGCGAAGCATAGTCTGTCTTCGTTAAAAGCACCAACAGAAGGAAACCCTCTATATGTAGACCAAGCTCCCTCGCTCCAAGCCACAGTTGCAGCTGTCGTACCAACAGCCGTAAGAACTTCTGCAGTACCAGCTGTTGCACTTGCTACCGTAAGCATCTTGATGATTCCAGTATTAAAATAATTATCTGTTGTTAAATCAACGTTAGCTGTTCCACTTGTGTAGCTATAACAAGTACACCTAACTAAAAACGGGTAAGGGTTTGCCTCTATATCTTCTGTTCCATATGTATTTATATTAAAGTCATCCCCAGACGAGAAATCTCTTAACGCTGTCCATGTCGAGCCATTGTCTGTTGACTTCTCAACTCTAATCTTTCCTGTCCAAGTTCCATGAGATATAAGTCTCCAAGTTGTGAAACAAGATATCTCTGTACTAGAGGCTGTGGATGTAAAAGCAGTTGTTGCAACCTGACCAGGAATATAATGAACCATCTTGAACAACGCATTAACATGGTCATCATCCAAGATACTCCCTACGGTAGTTACATCAACAGCTGTTCCAGTTACTGCACTAACAGCCATCGTCAATGCTGTACTTATATTCTCTGACATAAATGGACCGTCTTCAGATTCATACTCCGCAACTCTCCAGTCAGTATCTCCATATCTTGACAATGTTCTTGTCTTATAATCTTTATGAAATATATACAAGACATCAGCAGATCTCTCAAACTTTAAGTCAAATATATCCGCTCCAGCATAAGGCGTTGGCACCTCATAAATAGATTGTTGTACCCATTTTCCTGCTGCTAAATCTGTTGCGAATGTTCCTGATGTGTGAGCTACAATACAGTAATATACAAGCCCACCATTGTCTACAAAATCTCCGACGACATATGCAGTTGGAGTTGTCCAAGCATCTGTGTCAGCAATAGTCAAACCTAACTGTCCATGGTTACGAAAGAACCTAACATATTCGTCCCCAAACTCTAACTGATAAGCCTGTGTCTCAGAGAAGATGTGTTTAACTAGCCTAGACTTCTTTGTGCTATCTTTTGTCTCAGCTACATGTTTTGTTCCTGCTCTATTACTAACACCACCATGTGGATGAACAATAAAGTTTTTGCACTTCCTGAGTCCAGTGTTATATCTATTTAAATCAACTCTACTATACAGCGACGGACTTAGTTCTCCGCTAGAAAAAGAAGTTTGTATTTTACGAACAACTGTCATTTATCCCCTCGAATTTTGGTAAGATGAAGTTTGGACTGGTTTCTTTAATCGTTCAGAATATGAAATTCTCTTAGCTTCTCCAACGATACCTTGGTATGCTTCTAATAATTTTAATCCTAGTTCAGCTGAACCTGTTAGCTGATGAGCAAGCATAGCAGCTAACTTATATCCAATTGCTTGAGCAAACTTTGCATCATATATTGTTGTATCTTCTACTTTATACGTATATTCAGCGTATGCAGTTTCTTTCTGAGTACAAATAACGCGTCTATTTGTACCAGGAATAAAAATAACTTCATATTCTTGAGTGTCTTTATCGTCTACAGTTGATTCATCAAATACACTCCATATAGTAACTGCTTTAACTGGATATAAATATATATATGTCCATCCTAAAACTTCATCTGTTGTTAACACAAGAGCAGCTCTTACAGTAGCGAATGGCCATCGAAATTCTCTAAAAGTATCGTCTCTAACTGGTTCATAATAAAGATTACATGCTGTTGCTGACGGAGTAGTCTCCGTATCAATATTTACAAGACTCTTCATAGCTAAATGATTCAGAGCTAAGTTACAGATATCCGTTTTCGATATACTCATTTTTTGCCCCTCTTCTTAGACTTTACTTTTGGCTTATCTTCTTCCTTCTCTATAGAAGCTGCAAATCCTGTCTTTGGTCTAGAGATCGCTGCTTGTTTCTTCTGTATCTCACTGTAAGATGTTCCCTCTTCTACTTCAGATTTCTTTTCTGCAGGTCCAGATATGAGTTCAAAATTATCTGACGCTGGGTCAACGTCATCCTCTACTTCAAATATTACTCCAGCCTCCCAATAACGTGGATCAAAAGGCATCCCAACACATGTTTGTTTTACTTTATAAGTTTTCATAATTCTCCTTTAAACCAGGGTGGGGAGGGAAAGAAGAAACCCTCCCCAGAGCGCTGGAAATAACTACTAAGCAACCATAGTAGAGTTCATGTCAACATCTTTGCAGATATATTGACTTACGGTTCCACTTGTTGTTACCTGAGTTGTTACTGTACTACCCATCAAGTATCGTTTTCCACCAGACGGAATACGAAGAGCTACTCGATAACCTGCAATTACTGTTGCGTCGTCAATGGCTCCAGAAGAGACAAGGACCGAACAAGCAGAAGCTACAGTCGTAGAACCTGTCAAAAGGTTATACGTAACCGTTGCACCACCTGTTCCCGAAAGAACAGCCGTTACAGCGTCTGAAACAAAAAAGCATCCAGCATAATCATCACTAGCCGCAAGAGTGTCAATGTGGTTAGTTGAGATTACGGCTGCAGTGCTTGAGCCAACAGTTATAGTATCGGCCAATAATAAGAAAGCATCACGAATCATTTTAATCTCCTTTCAGATTAAAAAAGTTTAAGCTAAAACTCCTTCAGTGTTCAAGATTGAATCAACTCGTTTTACAGGAACTCCCTGGAACGAAAGTTGAAGATTTGGCCTGTACACAGGAGTATTCTTAAGCTCATTAACCGTGAGATAAGCGTTTCCTTTATCCATCATCTTAATTGACAACATCGTTGCAACTGTGTTGTTCATATAAAATACTGGTTTAATTCCTGCAATAGGAGGTAAAAGTCCTAAAGCACGAACCATCAACTTCATGATGTTCTGAGAAGTATCAGTTGCATCAGAAGCAGTTAATAACTGTGTTGTGTTGATATTAGCGACACGAACAACATATCGATAATCAGCTACAACCAATCCAGCTTTCCATTGGAACCAAGAGACATACGCTCTCATCATAGCTCCAGCAGTTGTCATCTGGATTGTATCAATTCCTTCATCCTTGAATTGAAGACCAGCCATACTTCCCTTTGGATATGTACAGAAAACCTTGTTAGGTCCCCAGCCAATTAACCAAATAGAAGTGTTGTTAGTCGTACCACCACCTGCTGAGATAACTTGTCCCGAAGTTGCTTCACCAGTTAGAGAATAGTATCTTGACGATAAGCCATTGAATCTATCCGCATTAGTAGAAGAATCTCCATAAACAAGAGTATCTGTAAATAACTTATTAAAACCTTGGATGAAAGCATCATCTTCAGATTTTCTGAAAGCAGCAGTGTTACCATTTAAAGAAGCTAAGTCAACGTCAATCTGGCTTCGACCTTCCATGATTGCGCATGGATCGACGACCTGACCACGTGTTGATTTAGCAGGAACTACACCTTGATTTAAAAGTCTAAAAGATGGTGTAGGTAAAGACGAACGGATACTGGTTTGGTGGCCAGTAGGAAGGTTTCCTTCATACCATGGAATATCGTCTAAGATATCATTGTATGTAGTCAACACTTCTGCTACTTGAGCAATGCTTCCGTCTGGAGCCATTGCTTTGGAGACGTCTAATAACGTCGGCCAATTTGATGTAAGCGCTGTAGGCATTTTGAAAACTCCTTTCTAAAGAGTAAAGCCGTTAAATCATTGTTGGATACATAATTTTCAAAGGGTCTTTTTCGTCAGGTCTTCTAGCTCCTTCAACAAGTGAATCCTCAGAAATTGTTTTTCCAATTTTTTCCATAAAGCGAATCATCGCTTTATGATTTCCTATACCAGTTGATTCTAAGACTTCTTTCAACTCATCCGAACCGAACTTTTCACGAGCCTTCGCACAAAACGATAAAGCTGTCTTAGCATCTGCACCTAAGTCCTTTAAGCTTTCTGACCGCCACTCATTAACAATCTCCTCATAAGCCTTCAAGGATTCTTGTCTTTGGTTGTCGGAAGAATTCTGTAACATTGGCACATACGCATCAACTAACTTCTGAGCTCCTTCAGTTGTTAACCCAAGTTCTTTGAATATCGGGCTGAATATGTCAAGTGTCCCAGTGTCTAATTCAACTCCTTCAGGTACTTTGATGTCGTACGTTTCTGGAACCTCACCGACCGCTGGTTTTTCCTCTTTAGACTCTTCGGCCTCTGGAGCATCCCCTACTTTTTCCTGGCTGCTTTCATCGCTTACTGAATCTGTTAACAGCGTAGTATCATCAGCGCTGCTGCCTTCTACACTCTCTGACGTCTGTGGTATGCCAGAATCTGTGTTTTCAATTTCACTCATTATTTTTCTCCTCTTTTGTTCTTTGCATTTCCTCTGACTTAGCCTCACTGTAATGTTCGGCCTGCATCATAGCAAAAGCTTTTTGGTCTGATTGCATTAATTCATCTAACCAATAAAGACCTTCTGATCTTCTTCCTTCCTCAAAGTATGTGGAAGTATTGCCTGTAAATGAACTTTTATATAAACCAGCGTGGCTAAGAATCCGCCAAAATAATCTTCTACCCTCTACGCTGGAAATAACTTTTCGGACATCGCTGAAGTCTCTTTCCTTCTTGCGTCTGTCTCTCTTGTCTATCTTATCTTGTTTGCTTCTATCTATTAAACTCATTGAGTACCAGTAGCCATTCCAGCAGCAGCTGTCGCAGCTGTTAATGCACTTGGCTCTGATGTCTTAGCATTAGCTAAATCCTTAGCAGCCTTTGCTCCTTGAGAGGCCATGGCCATCTGTTGTTGCATCTGTTGAGCTTGTGCTCTTTGTTCTCTGATTTGCTGAACAACTTTCTTCTCTAGTATAAGCTTCGCAGGAACTCCTTCTAATATTGCTACCTCTCGGATTGCTTCGTCGATATCAATATTATCTGGTGCATCTGGATAGATAGGAGCTGCTCCACCGATAAACCCTAGAACTCTACTTATTGAATTTACACCAACTGCCTTCTGAGCTTGTGCAAGGATAGAAACATATTCTGGTTCTATAGCCATGTCCATTATCTCTTCAGGAGGTTCTGGCAACATAGCATTCCTATTAAGGATGCCATACAATCTTTCTACAAATGGGTCTAGCATCTCACTCTGCAACTTCTCTAAGATTGGACCCATCATCATAATCTTTTCTTGTTGACGCTCGGCAACTTCCGTCGCTGTCATGTTGCTCTTATCAAAGTTAATCATCATCAAGAATAAGTCAACAAAGAAGTCTTTATTAATGCTAGCCTTCAACTCGCCAATCAACTCTATAAATGATTCAAGGTTTGCATTAACCTGATACGCTGGCCTTACACCTGCGTTAGGCAATGCAGAACTTGTTGTTGTCACTCCACCTGGTAAAAGATTCACATGTCCTTCAACGCTGCTATCTTTCTGCACTGGAGGATTGTGAGCTTTTTCCTGAGCAAGCAATTTATCTAACACTGTCTTCTGTAGTTGCTTAACATTACCAAGAGCATTCCAACCTGGCCCATATCCATAGACAGTATCTGTTGTAACAGTATCCCATCGTGGAGCTATGACTGGAAACTCTTCAAATCCTTTAAAAGCTAGGAGTAAATTAGACTGGCCTACCTCCCAATAAACAGATCGAAAAGGCATATTCTGTTGGTCGACGAAACCATCTACTCGACGAGTATTTGGTTCAATCAAATGATTTATCTTTACCCAGTCGTCTACTCTATTCCCTTCATACGCAGTCTTAACTGACGAGGATACATTCTCAATCCCGAAAGCATCAACAACCTGACTTACCGTCATCTGCATCTTTCTTCCAAATGTGTCAACAACTCCTTTAGCATTTATCCCTAAGAAGTATTCTCCAATCGTGAACGAACGACCTCTAATAACATCGTCGTAGTCCTCTAATATAATAGCTGCCGTAACTCCAAAATTCGCTATCTCTTCATACATGCTGTAGAACACGCTATAGATATTACTATCGCTACAAACATCTAGCATAAGCTTCGTCACTTCGTCCAACCACATCCTAACGTTTGGTTTCGCCATAAGCTCTGGGTCTTTTACTCTGAGAGCTATCCATGGCCTCGTCGGAGAGGTCATCCCAGACTGCATACCGCTAGCCATAATCTTACTTGCTTGAGTAGCATGCCCGTCGAGGATAGTCTTATGATCAATCATCTTACCTCTGTTAGGTAAGTCATCAAATCTACCACGAGTGGGAGCTTCGTACTTAGCAATGTCTCTCCAAGCGGCTGTCCACTTCTGTGACTCATATTCGATTGCCTTAAATCGCTCCTGAATCATGTCCTTTGTTTTTTGGTCAATTTCCATTTTAACTCCCGAGTTTATCTTTTCCACTCAACATCTGAGAAATGAGATCAGAACCTGAACCAGTTAATCCTTTTGCTCCTGTCTTTATTGTCGACGACAAACCTGAACGCATACGTGCAAGTTTCCTTCTTCTATCCTGTGCTGTTACCTGACCCTCAACCTCTGACGGTGAAATCGGCGTTGGCGATGGTGCTGGTGCTGGGACTACAACAGGATCTGGTGCCGAACCTCCGCCACCAAAACAGCCTCTATTATTAAATATATTCATTCTTCCTCCTTACACTGACAAACTGTAGTTAATTTTATTAGCGATTCCAGACTGTATCCTTTTCTTCTTTGCCGCTGCCGCATCAAGCGTAGACTGAAATGCAGAATCATTCTGCTGTACTTTTGCTGGCTGGTTGATCCCAAGCTTCTTATCACGCTCTTCTGTCTTCCTTGCCTTTATGATAGCTGTTTCTTTCTTAGTATCTCCCCAGATTCCACCAAACCTCGTCGGGTCAAGGAAGTTTCTTGCAATATTACTACCGCTTCTTTTCTTACCCTCACTGTCCTGCCACGTCCCTGATGGATTAAATGATGAACACATATGTTCTCCTAGTTTAGTATCCTGAATATCTTAAATGGGTCGTAGGCTTTCTCCCCACCACTGTTTATACTCATACTCAGTGGGTCATACGGTCTAGACCTGTTCATCAGTGCATCTGCTCTCTTGTCTGTCTTCGAGCGAACTGGCATCGCAAATGTCAACGCTAGTGCATCACCGATGTTCGGTGACGACAGTCCTCTGCTTTTCATCATATCTTTTGATTCCAAATATAGTTTGCCAAAGTTAGCGCCCTGTTCTCCCATGCGGTACTCCACTCCAGTCAGGTCTGAGCACAGTATTGGGTTGTCAGGTATTGCTGCACCCTGCTGTAGCCAATTCTTCATGTCGTTCCACATGTCTGCCCGTTTGTTCATCAACCCTGCGTTGTTACTCTTACCGCCAAACGCTATAAGGTTCCATTTCCTACCCATCTGTTTCCCAGCCGAGTACACACCAGTACCCCATCCTAAATCTATGTTCACTGCATCTGCTTTATACTGATCCTCGAAATTCGCTACGTAGCCTGCTAGCTGTACGTCGTTCTGCATCTTCCGATAGGTTCCCAACACCTTCATCATCAGTCCTTGTCTAAGTACAATTGCCGACTCGTCTTCTCCTGACCAAGCTGGGTCGACACCGATAATGACTGGTGCAAAGTTGTACTGTTCTTCTCGCAGGTGCTTTCCTCTAGCCATCTCAACGATGTCATTTGGTATGAACTGCATGCTCGATGCCTTTGGGAAAACCCCTCGAACATGGATACGAACAAAGTCTGAGTCCTCTCCGTAGTCGTCCACCCACTTTTGTATCTGCTCTTTGTTCGTAATTCCACAAGTTCGTGAATCGACGTGATGACCGTTCCATCTATGTCTGTGTCCGTTGAAACACTGGTGGAAGCGTCCATTATTTCGTGTTGGGTTTCCAAACACAGCCCAAATGATTTCGGTATTCTCATCCGTCATAGCTCCTTCTGCTGTTTCCCATATCACGTCTGGTATCGCTGACGCCTCGTCGAATATCAAGATAACTCTCTTCCCCTGGTTGTGCAACCCTGCAAACGCTTCTGGCTTGTTCTCACTCCAAGGTATCTGATCTATCCGCCATGTTTTTTCGTGGGCAGGATTCGCTGAATATATGGCCGTGGCGGTATGTGTGAACCATTTGCTCACTATGCTTAGTCGGTGCCATTTCGCTAGCTCCGCCCAAGTCTTCGTCCTAAGCTGATTCTCTGTGTTCGCTGTAACTACTCCTCTGCAATCCTCGCATGTCGTCATCGCCCACAGCATGATCCATGACACGAGACAACTCTTACCGACACCGTTACCTGCAGCCACTGCCTCTCTTACTACCTCTAGCTTTGTCAGCGTCCCAGTTCTCAGCTGCGTTCCCATCTCCTGCAATACCTGAGTCTGCCATTTGTCTGGCCCCGTATGTTCCTTTAGCTCACCTTCACCCCACTTGAATGAGAACAGTACCCACCCGTATGGGTCTTGTGAGAACTGTCCCATGGCTGCGAGGGTTTCGTTCATCTCGACACCGATGTAGTTGGTGTCGAAGTGTTGGTGTCTACGTCGATGTCCACCACCTCGTCTGGGTTGTCCCGATACCGCATACGGAGTTCGTCGTGCGCTTGTTCTCTAGCTTGCTTAAGCCGCTCGGCGAAATTCTCCGACAGGTATATATTCTGTGTGTTGTATGTCTGGCCGTTCTTCTCGTCAGTCTCGTAATGTTTGCAGAGTTTCAGCGATGTGTCCAAGTATTTGTGCCGCATAGCGTGGTCTGGAACCTCCATCGTCTCTGACCCATTCCCAGAGGAGCGAGGGACCACGATTATCTTAGTCGCCTTCATACCGCTAAGTATCTCGTCGACCTTCTTCCTATGCGTAAATTCCTTCTGTTCAAATAGAGAATTAAATTCAGGGTGACAATCTAAAGATAGTAGTGCGAGTGATTTCGAAGATGTTAATTTTTTTATAATTGAGGATGGAAAACCTGCAGC